CGCAGCGTCGCCCGCAGCCGCGCCCCGTCGGGCCGCTCGTCGCGCCAGAAGCGCAGCGCCAGCAGCAGCGCGGTCGCGGCGGCCCCCGCGATCTCGACGTCGCTCACGAGGTTGAGCAGCCAGATCAGGCCGAGCAGCGCCGCCGTCCACGCCGCGTCGTCGACCTTCTGCGCCGTCGACACCGGCACGCCCGCCTGGCGCGCCAGCCGCCAGTAGATCGCGAGGTAGAGGACGTGGATCGGCATCTGCAGCACGGCCGAGCCCAGCCCGAGCTGGTTGGGCGGCAGCCCGGCCAGGGTGGCGCCGACGGTGGTGCCGATGGCGAGCGCGCCCCACGGCACCAGCGACTGGCTGTAGAGGCCGAGCAGCAGGGCATCGAGCCCGCCGATGCCGATGCGGCGCAGCGCGGTGAGGGCGATGATGTAGCCGATGCCGAATCCGGTCACCGATTCGCCGAACGGCGCCAGCAGGAAGCAGACCGCCCACAGGCGGCGTGGATTGGCCTCGAGCGCGCCGCTCGCGCCGGCGGCACCATCGCGGGCCTGCAGGCAGCGATGGAAGAACATGCCGGCGGCGATGATGGCGACGACGTGCCAGGACAGCCACGCGCCGGCCGCCGTCTCGCGCAGGAAGAGCGCGCCGAGGTCCGCCGGCCCGCGCGCCTCGACCAGGATGACGAAGGAGGCGAGCAGCGTCGCCGCCAGGCCGGCCAGCCCCGCCACCAGGGCGCTGGCGCGGCCGGAAGCGAGCAGGCCGAGCACCAGCAGCAGCGGCAGAAGGGCAAGAAAAGTCGTCACGGGCCGCGCACTCTATCGCGCGATTTCCGCGGATGGCCGCATGTTTTCTCGGGGCAGCCCCAGGCGGGCGGCGGGGACGCGGCGCTTGCGCCCCCGGGGCCTTTCGCCTAGAACCCGCGCCGTGCCCCGATAGCTCAGCTGGTAGAGCACGTCATTCGTAATGATGGGGTCGGCGGTTCGATTCCGTCTCGGGGCACCATTAGCTTCCTCAGCGCTGCTCGCGGCTACTCAAAATCTCAAGTGCGCCAAGCACTTACGATTTTGACGTGCTCAGCGTGAGGAGGTTCAGCTCACCGCTTCTTAGAACAAACAGGGTAGAATACTGGGTAGGCACATTCACACCCAGGAGGCAGTTACCCATGCCCCTTACGCAGTACCAGATCACCAACGCGAAGCCGCGCGACAAACAGTACAAACTGTCGGACGGCGAGGGGCTGTATCTCTTCGTCCAGCCGAATGGCTCGAAGTGGTGGCGCTTCCGCTACTTCTTCGACAAGAAGGAAAAGATGCTCAGCGTAGGCACCTTCCCGGAGGTGACGCTGGCCGAAGCCCGCACGAAACGTGAGGACGCTCGCAAGCTCGTCTCGAAGGGCATTGATCCGTCAGCGCAGCGCAAGACCGACAAGATTGCCGCGTCAGTCGCGGCATCAAACACCTTCGGCGCGATCGCCAAGGAGCGGCTGAGGAAGTCCGAAGACGAGGGGGCGTCAGTAGCCACACTGAAGAAAAACAGGTGGCTCCTCGAAGACCTCGCTTCCCCGCTCGCCGGCCGCCCAATTACGGAGATCAAGCCCGCCGAAATCCTGCAGCTCTTGCAGTGCATCGAGCGCACGGGGCGACGCGAGACAGCGCATCGTTTGCGCGAGGTGATCGGGAGCGTCTTCCGCCTGGCTATCGTGACCATGCGAGCAGAGACCGACCCAACGGCTCCGCTGAAGGGTGCTCTGCTGAAGCCGCAGGTCGCTCACCGCCCCGCGATCACGGACGAAGAGCAGTTGGGCGCCCTGTGGGCGAACCTCGCTCAGTACGACGGCTGGCCAACGCTAAAGTCGGCCATCCAGTTTCTCGCGTTGACCATGACACGGCCGATTGAGACCCGCCTCATGCGCAAGCCCGAGGTGGACTTCAAAAAGGCAGTGTGGAGCATTCCAGCGGAGCGCATGAAGATGCGCCTGCCGCACGAAGTGCCGCTCTCCCGGCAGGCTGTGGCTGTCCTAGAGGGTGTTTGGGATCTGACGAGGGGCGAGCTGGTCTTCCCCTCGATCCGCTCTGTCCTGCGCCCTCTATCGGAGAACGCCATGAACAGCGCACTTCGGCGAATGGGCTACACCACCGACGAGATGACGGCGCACGGCTTCCGAGCGTCTGCCAGCACCATCCTCAATGACCGAGGCTTCGACCGGGATGTGATCGAGGCGGCATTGGCTCACCAAGATCAAGATGAGGTTCGGCGCTCATACAATAGGGCTCGCTATTGGACCCAGCGCGTCGCTCTTATGCAATCTTGGGCTGACTTACTTGATGGATTTCAAGGGGTTACAGCCCTCGAGGCCGCCTAGCGCGGCCTCTTCCTTTTGAGCAGCTCTGAGTACATCCGGTAGTTGCAGCCCGACGCGGACGTGCTCTACGCTGCCTGTGCTCAATGGGCTAGTCACTCACTGGGTCACGTGACTCTCAATCCGGGAGTTCACGCGATGGATGAGGAATTGGTGCCGAAGAAGCAGGCTTGTCACAAGGTGGGGGTGAGCAGAGCGACTATCGACAGATGGCGGGGTCTACCTGATAAGCCCCCAGCGGTGAAGCAGGGAAATCGCGTCTACTATCGCAAGTCCGATCTGAACAACTACATCTCGGGACTACCTCCGACTCCGGGTCCGAGGCCACGCCACAAATGACTTCCCAGAGATGGGCTGGAAGGGCCGGGTAACTCCGGCTCTTCTTGCGGGGGGCGCAGAGATGAACGCAGTCCAATATTTGCGCGTCGCGTACAAGGAGGTCGGGCAGGCTCGCGAATTTCTAAGGGACCTCCCGATCTCTATGAACTTGCTGCTGGAGGATCTCGAAGCGGCTGCCAAGAATGTCTCTATCGCTCGCGAGATGGACGCATCCGCTAGTTTTACCGATGAGAGCGGCCTACTCCAGACGTGCGATACCCTAGCCGCGCGCATCATCGACTATGAGGCTCGCGCGTGGGAAATAAGCATCATTAGCGACGAGCAGGCCAACTTCCGATCCAACATGGAATCCGGGGTTGCTGCCCCTTTGCAAATCAACAACGTGGTAAGACCTAGCACCATCCGCGAGAAATTGGAGCGGGTGAGCGTGCTCGCGGAGAAACTGTGCGAATATGAACCGTACAACTACCAACACTATTTCCAACTTGCTCACGCTCACAAACGGCTTCAACACACAAAAGAGGCGCTGCAAGCCGTCGAGCGTGGCTTGGCTGTCTTCCCCGACGAGGTGGAGCTGCTGAAATTCAAACGCGATCTTGAAGCCGCTCCGCCGCAGTCTCCGCCGACTGCTTTCCAGATGTGGCTCAAAGACAATCCGGACGCGCTGTTTAACATACTCGCCTTTGCCGCTCCCATTCTAATCTTCGGCGGCGCTATATGCTGGCTGATTCTCTGGGCGGCAACGTCCGAGTTTATCAATCTCGGGACGCTCGCCACCGCGCTCGGTGGAGGCGCATACTTCAAGTTCAGGCGTATGTGCAAGGATAGAGGTCTGCCGTGAAGCCGAGCGACTTTCTCCCGCCTCGGCCCGCCTTCGATGTTCGCGGACGCTCCAACCGTATACACGAGCTATGGGAGCGCTATCCGCTTCGCGACGAGGCAGCCTGCCGCGCTTGGCATGAAGACATCTTCAAACAGCTCATACGCAGTCTGAGCAGACGACCGCATGAGTCGGTGCTGGTGGGTTCTCTTACGCTCATGGAAGACCTCGCAGCCGACAACGGTGTGTTTCTCACGTCCTACCCGCATCACATCTCGCTCGATTTTACGCGTGATCCACAACTAGAATTCTCGACCATCCGCGCCGATGGTTTCAAGGAGTTCGAGCTTGGAAGCTTCAAGCAGATGCTCGCGGAAATCGCCATGCTGCCCATACCGCCGACCTCGATTGGCACCGTCCCTCTCATAGACGTTCTCCCGGCGCCCAAGCAGCTGATCCAAAAGATAGTATCCGCAATGGTGAACACCGAGGTTGCCACGCGGCCGGGCTTCCATATCTTCAGGGCTACCCGAGAGAAGATCGTCACGAATTTCAAGACCGCCTCGGGACATCGTGCGGATGCCAACGTGACTATCGAGAAGATCGTCATGGTGCATGAGTCGCGCCTGTCCGGAACAGCACTGGTCGATGCCTACCTTGGGGGTACGCCGTGGGCTGACTTCCTAAAGTGTCCTATCCCCTTCGAGATACCGATGGCCCGACGCCTGGAACACACGGTCATCGTCGCTGGTGCGGGATGGGGCAAGACCGAACTCTTAAAGTCGATCATTCTCACGGACCTCAAAAAGCCCAATCCTCCCGCCCTGATCGTGCTCGATTCCACGGGCGCAATGATCCGCGACATTCAACAGCTCGCCCTATTCAACGGGCCACTGAGGGATCGCCTTGTCATCATTGATCCTCAGCACTCGCCTGCGCTCAACATGTTTGACGTGGCGACGCCCCGTTTCCAGACGTACAGCGAAGAGCAACGCGAAGATGTACAGTCCGAAATCATCTCGCTGTTCAACTACATCTTTGCCACCGAAAGCTACGGGCTGACGGCGCGTATGGACACGGCGTTTTCCTACGCAGTGAAGCTCATCATGTCGATGCCGAGCGCCACCATTACTGACTTGCGGCAATTGCTCGAAGAACCTGCCGCAAAGGTTGGCGGCTACCAACACAGCGCTTTCAAGCACTACATCGACCAGCTCGACCAGGACGCTAGGGATTTCTTTGCAACACACTTTTATTCGCAGAGCCTTACCGGCACACGCCTTAATGTCGCACAGCGTCTTCACAAGGTTGTCGGCGTCCCGGCTTTCCGCCGCATGTTCACGGCAAGTACTAACGTCCTCGACCTCTACGCCGACATGCAGGCGGGCAAGATCATCCTCGTAAACACCAATCAGCAGCTTCTCAAAGAGGATTCGCACATCCTTTTCGGGCGCTACATCATCGCCCGAGCGCTCGCTGCCGCCTTTGAGCGTGCGACGCTATTGCCCGAGCAGCGCAATCCCGCCTTCCTCATAGTTGACGAGGCCGCGCCCTACTTCGATCAAACCTTCGAGTCTCTCTTGACGCGCGTCCGACAGTTTAAGCTCGGGGTCGTCATCGCGTTCCAGCATCTAGAGCAGGCAAACGAAAAGCTCAGATCGGCTATTGCTTCGAGCACCGCCGTGAAGTTCGGCGCGAATGTCGGCTTTCAAGATCGTCGCTGGCTTGCGCGTGAGATGGAGACAACGCCGGAATTCATCCAAGGACAGCGGCAACGGATCAATGACGACGAAAAGTGGACGCAGTTTGCCGCCCATGTTCGTAACGTAACCCCACACGCCCATAGCGTCACCGTCGAGATCGGCTTATTTGACAAAGAGCCGAAGATGACCGAGTTAGAGCACCTAGACCTCATCCGGCGGTGCATGGAGCGCGTTGCCTTCGCCCCGTCGCCTAGCCAGCAGGAGGATCACGCTGCCGACGTTATCCAACCTTCGCCACAGCCCAACTCGCAGTCGTCTCAACCCAAACGGCAACAGCCCCCCGCCGTCATTCAGCTTCCTCACCATAAGCAAGACGACGGCGAAGGCGGTTGGACATAGGATATAATTGCCTCATGGCTCCTCGTGAGCATATGGCGGTATTGATGCCGCTCGTTATTCCCTCAACCTCTTTGAATGGACGACAGGCTACGGCTCAATAGGTTCAGCTACGACCCCATCATCGACAAAGATGGCAAGGCGCTGGTAGCTCGCATCACGCCGCACGACGAGAAGCGCTTCATTGCCATTTCACCGTACGACTATCTCACGGCTGACTATTGGGCGGGACTGACAGGCGGCAAGGAAGATGCCGTTACAAACCGGCAAAATCTCCTGAAGCGCACTCCCAATCGCTGGGTCGATATTGCCGCGCCGCAGCTCGAGGATCAGTTCACCTACAAAAGCAGCTTCCTCGCATATACCAATTCAGCGCGCGCTAAAAAGTGGCTCGAAGACCACTGCCGGGCTCTCCCATCCCACGGCTGCACCGGCCCCTTCATTCACCGGCTCATGGCCGGCTGGATGCGAGCATCGTTCGACATCGCCGTAGAGCAGGAGCGTGTGAACGCCACCATCATCCCCTTCCATGAAATCATTAAGAGCGACAACACGCCGGAAGCGACTAGAAACGAGCGCACCGACGACCGCCACGACCACCGACATCAGATCCCTGTCACGTTCGACGGAAAGACGCGCCGCATCACGCCCGACGCCTTCCCCTTCGCAGTACGCGACAGCCAGGGCAAGCACTCGCTGATCTTTCTCGAAGCCGATTGCGACAGCGAAAGCATCGACACTCCCAACGGCCTCGATTTGAAGTTGAAGCAGTATCTCGAAGCCTTCCGCCGCCGCGACGGGGAGCACGACACGCGCCCGATATTCCGGCAGCGCTACGGCTTCCGGCAGGCGTATGTCGTCTTTGGCACACCAGGCCGTATCCACCTTGAAAACGTGATGGCGCACCTGGTCGAACTCACCAAAGACACTCCGAAGCTTCGCGAGCACTTCCTGTTCACCGAGCACCCGTCTCTAAAGTCGAAGAACCGACCGTCAGCTACCGGCCACATGCTCACCAACCCGTACAGACGTGCAGGCCTACCCGATTTCAGTCTTCTAACCGGAGAAGAGGTGCCAAATGGACATCGAGAAATTAAAGGCCCTGATCGCAAGACGAGAGCAAATCGACGCCGAGATACGGGAGGCAGTAGGGGAGAAGAAGGAGCGCGCATCTAAGAAGTGCTCCATCTGCCAAAGCGAAGAACACACGGCGCGTACATGCCCGCAGCGGCAGCAGCAGTAGACAAAGGAAAAAGGCGACCAGAGGGAGGGGCTGGTCGCCTTTCTTACGCTTTACGCTTACGCCACGCTCGGGGGAACTGGTGAACTGCTACTTCTGGTCGGCGATCCAGGCTTCCGCCCGCTCGGCCACCTTGGCTACGTTGAGGAGGTCGCCGTGGGAGAACGAATCGCCGTCCTTCCACTCGTCGCCGTCCTTGTACGCCCGGGTGATCGAGGTGTTGAAGAAGTTGTCGTTCTTCCACACGGTCGCCGTAACGAAGCCCACGCGAAACTTGGCAGCGGGCTGGTTGCTGGCCTTGGCCATGCTTCCTCTTTCTCCCGCCTCTCAGTCGTGGGCGGGATTCGATGCTGTCTTAGACCCAGCACCGTGTCCCGCGCGCGACCTACTCATGAGCAGCACTGAGCACATCATACCATGGCGGATGGTACGATTAGGGGCAGGCTCATTCACAGTGGAGAGACCTGCTATGCCATCAATCGACTTCGCAGCCGTGAAGGCTGCCGTGTCCATCGAGGACGCCAAGGACTATCTCGGCTTGAAAATGAAACGGGAAGGCGACGCTTTCCGCTCCCCTTGCCCGACGTGTGGCAAGGGCGGCGACCGCGCTCTCGTCATCACACCCGCTAGATCGGCGTTCTACTGCTTCTCGGTGAAGCGGGGAGGAGATTGCATAGCCCTCGTCGCCCACATTAAGGGGTGTTCGCAACGTGAAGCGGCGACCGAGTTGCAAGAGCGCTTCATCGGCAACGCGCCCAAGCGTATCGAGACGCGCCCGACCGAGACCGACGAGCTACAGCCGCTCGATCATCTCTCGGCCGACCATCCGGCGATCGACGCCCTCGGGCTGTCCGTCGCTGCCTGCGAAGCACTCGGTATCGGCTACGCGGCGAAGGGAATGATGCGAGGACGTGTGGCTTTTCCACTGCGGCTGCCCGACGGGACGCTAGTGGGCTACGCGGGTCTCGCCACATCGGGAGACCAGGCCCCGCTGATGCTCCTGCCGAGCAACCTGGACGAACGTATCGCCGCTCCTCCGAAGCAGGAGATCGCCGACGACAAGGTGGTGGACTTCAAGAAGTTCTATCGCAACGCATCGTGAAGCCATTTGAATTAGCTCGCTGCTAATTCAAGTCCGTTTGATTTGCCGACGCCCCCGCGTCCCATAAGAGGGTACGGCCGTGAGCGTATGACCTTATCGGCCATCCAGTCGCGACCATTGGGATAGCTCTATGCTGAGTGCCGAGTTCCTTGCCGCCATCCGAGTGGATGGCGGCTCTTTTTAAGTCTCACGCTTAGCATTGCTTTCAACACACGAGGGCTCAACGGAGCCATGCCTATATTGCTTTTAAGTCCCCGACTTAACGCATGAGCAGCCCCGAGGACATAGCACCCTCGACTCATTTTGCCGCCGCGCTTCAATAGAGGCGTGACACGCGAGCAACGCATCCTCCTCAACGACACGCTGCGGACGCAGTTTAGGGGCGGCGTCGTCCGGTACGGCTCCCAGGCCGCTCGCCTGCCCGCTCCCATTCGCGGTCGTGCTGCGATCCGTCTCTCGAGACCGATGGAGTTTGCGGCCAACAGCGAGCACGACGCGGGCACCTTCATTTTCGCCGGGTATCTCTTCGAGTGGCACATCAGCGAGTGCCTCGGAGAGCGCACCCTCACACTCGAAGTCGCTGAAGACGTGCTCATCAACGGAGGTACTCATGCCGCCACTCGGTAGCAAGCCGTACACGCTCGTATTCCACTGCGATTGCGGGACTATGTGGTTCGAGACTCGATGGGTCGGCGGCATCTTCGCCGGAGACATCGAGTACGCAGTAGCCGCCGAGATAGGCGACTGCCCCGACTGCGGCGAAGAGGTTTTCGATCCATTCGGAGAGCCGCTGGAGCCGTGACTGTCCCCACGCATCGCAGCGCATCGCCTAGCGCATGAGATGATTAGTGGCGGGTAATCCTGCCCTTTCAAAATCCGAAGGTGTCGCATGAAACACCGCAATCGGGCGGCGCGTCGTCGCGTCCGCATGATGCTGTGGCTCGCCTTCCTTCACTGGAGGCGGCCATGAACCGCTGCGACTGGTGCGGCAATCTCCTCAGCACATGCCGCTGCGTCTACAAAGTCCAAGGCGAGGAGCGCTACTACTGCTCACAGTCCTGCTTCCTGCAAGGCGAGGAGCGGCGGCTGCGCTATCGTGCCGCCCTCGCCGGAACTGTCCACGCACACTGGACGGCAACGCTCGTGTCAATCGCCGTACTTGCTTTCATCCTCTCGGGCGGAACGAGCGCTTTGGCGCACGATCCTCGCACGCACCAGGTGGACGAACTCGCCAACGCTCGCAGCAAGGCCGGCGGGCTGTGCTGCGATGGCAAGGACTACACCATTCCCTATTCGTGGGAACGCACCGAGCGCGGCTATCGCATCCATTTCGGCGGCCGGTGGGTTGACATCCCCAAGGACGCCGAGGTGAACAACATGCGGAACCCCGACGGCGAGGCCAAGGCGTGGCTCGCCTTCGACGAACAAGGGGAACCGTACGTACGCTGCTTCATGCCCGGCATGGAGGGGTGACGGTGACCAGCATTCGCCTCACCGTCCTCGTGCTCCTCGCAAGTGTCGCCCAGACCTGGAGCAGCGCGCCGCGCTACGAGCGTCCGCAGAGCTACTGCGCCCTCGCCCTGCCGCCGTCGCAGGTCGTCAGCACGCCGCGTCTTGAAGCCGTGTACTGTTACGGCATCGAGGACGGCGACTGCCGCACCACCATCGGCTGGGTAGTCGTGTCAAAACCTGTGCGCTGCGACTGACTATCCCCACTTGGCCGCTCTAGCAGCGGCCTTCTCTTTGGTAAAATTGAATGACCTCAGTGGAGCAGAAGTAGCTCGTCGCGCTCATAACGCGAAGGTCGCGGGTGCAAATCCCGCCTGAGGAACATGGCTACGCCGGAAGGCGAAATCGTCAACGCAATCTGCGAATACCTGGCGCTAAAGAAGCGCTTCTTCTATCGCAACAACAACACCCCGATCTTTGACCCGACGCGCAAGGCGTTCCGGTCCATGCCCAAGTACACGATGCGGGGCATTCCCGACATCATCTGCGTTAAGGATGGGCGCTACATCGGCATTGAGGTAAAGACTGACAAGGGACGGCTGTCGGAGCATCAGCATGAGTTTGCCAGGAGCCTCATGTTGGCGGGAGGGGATTACGTCATCGCGCGCAGCATTGAAGATGTGCAGCGAGTTGGACTTTAGGGGGCGCCTACTGGCATCGGACAGTCATGCCTGTCGGAACGCAGCGGTGCATGCACTCCGCATTAAACTTATTGGCGAGGGTCTGATCGAAGCCTAGCGACGCCGTCGCTCTACTTAGTGCTTCAGCGTGCAGGGCTTCACATGCACTTCCTGCATTGCCTCCAGTTGTTGGTGTGCGTTGCTGCTGCATTTTCGCGACAGCATGCTGGTACAAAATGCCGCTTATCATCGCTTCTTGCGCGGCAGTCAGCGGGCCGCATTGCGATACGATCGAATGATACAGAGGAGTGTATCGGTTAGGATCATCGCCGTCCGACTGCGACCCTTGAAGGTGTCCATACCTAGACCACTGAGCGTCGCATTCCTGCGAAGACAATTTTCGTTGAGTTTGTGGCTGCCAATCAGCCCCCGCAGTAGCTTGTCCCGGGCATTGCGCCCGCGACCGTATTCCTTGTAATTGCCGCTGAGCCCATTGGCCGCACGTTCTTTGCTCGGCCGATGGACACTCCAAAGTCATACCTGCGCAAATGCCGCTATCAACGTAAACCGATCGCCTTGCCGAACCGTCGAAGCAGGATGGTCCGGCAGCCTGAGCTGTTAGGGCGCAAGAGGTGCCGGTTGGAACGCTTTGCCCGGTCGGAGCGCTTTGAGATGCTTGGTTTTGATGCTGAGGTGCCGCTGAATTAGCTGGCTGTCCCGATGTGCTCGATGTGAGGCACTGGGAGCGGTCCCTAATTCTGGCGTTCTGCCGGTTCGCCAATGCTTGGCACTGATCCAGCGTTATCGATGTGTCGCACACATATGACACCCCGTTACACGTACCACTTGAAACCGTCACCTGTTGCTGGCCCGTTGCGGGAGGCTGAAGCTTGCAATGTTCAATGAGCGGTTTGTAGTGATTCCGCCATTGTGTCAGGTAGTTGGCACACTCGCGCTGTCGTTCTGGTGTGTCTCCCACACATGGTGCAGGTGCGTACCGTGCTTCGCACGCCAAGTCCGCGTTGATGGCAACTTGAGCGGATGCTGAAGTCATGCAGGAGACCAAAATTGCGCACACGACGCCGAGCACGCGATTGAGCATGGCTGCCTCCCCAAGTGGCAATGCACCCTAGCATTGCACGCAATGTGCTACAATATGGCTATATGACCAAACGCACCGTGGCAGGGCTGATCTCTGCCGCTTTATTGGCCTCCCCGGTAGTTGCCCTCGCTGATTTCACCGACGTCGCCCAGCGCGCCCAGGCGCAGGCAAACAGCCTTAGCCGCGAACAGCTCGACAACCTGAATACGCGCGTTGTGAACGACGCATTCGTCACAGCGCGTATCATTGGATACGACCCGGCCGAGATCAAAGCGCTCCGGGCAGAGGTAGCGCAGTTGCGTCAGGAGAACGCCGATCTCCGTGCGGCTTTCAATGGAATCGAAGGCACATTGAAGCTTGTTGTTTCGATGCTGACCGCGCTGCTCGCTAAGCTCTAGCCATGTCGGTGTCAGATGCCCAGCCGATCGCTAGAGGGAAGATTGCAAAGGGCGAAACGGAGCGCCGTATCATCGCTGCTCTTCCGCCACGGCATCGGCTTGTGCGCATCAACTGGAAGAAGGGCATCAAGCTGCACATCGTTGATGGCTTCGGCAAGCGCTCAATCATCACGCTTTCGCGTACGGTACAATAAGCAAATATGGTGACGAAGCGGGCGAAGCAAGACAAGGGACAGGAGGCGGAAGCGCTGAAAGCCAAGCGCGAACTGTTCTGCCGCTACTACACCCAGAACCAAGAGCTATTTGGCAATGCCACGCTCTCGTATGCCGAGGCCTTCGACTACAAGCTCGATGAGCTGTCCCGAGAAGGCGTCTACGAGGAGATCGAAAGCGAGGATGGCACCATCGAACAGGGGAAGCTGTTAGAACCGAGCGAATACGACAAGGCCTATCACACATGTTCCGTCCTGTCGTCACGCCTGTTGAGAAACGCTGACATCCAGGCTCGCATCACCGCCCTGTTGAATGAGCTGTTGAAGGACAACATCGTAGACAGTCAGCTTGCCAAGCTCATAACGCAGGACAGCGACAACACGGCCAAGATCGCCGGCATTCGCGAATACAACAAACTCCGCGGACGCATCATCGACAAGACGCAGAACGTGGACCGTCTGCCTTTCGGTGAGACCGACTTATCAGCCGTGATCGCGGCGCTCCCGCAGGAGCGTCAAGACTACTACTATGGCGTCATCCGTGAACTTGTCGCAGAAGCCGAGCTTTCAAGAAGCGCTGGCTCGGGTCAAAGCGGCGGCACTGGGCAAGCCTGAAGACATCCGCAGGAACTACGGCGCCAAGCCCATTTCCTTGCTCCAATACATCGACCCCTCAATGCGCTTCCCAAAGAAGCTGCGTCTGATCTTCGCGCTCATATGGCTGCGCCAGGACCAGCAAGGGAGGCCGGCAACCCGCTTCATCATCAAGGGGCCGCGCGGCGGCGGTAAGTCCAAGATCCTCGGCGCGCTCGGCTTCGTGAAGTGGTTCCTGCAATGCCTCAGCATCGTGGATATGGGCGGCTCCCTGCAGCAGGCGCAGGGCGTCTACAACTACTTCGTTGGGCATATCTACGCGCAGCCTTCCATCGTCAACGCGCTCCCAGACGAGCCCACGATGAAGGAGACTAAGAGCGACAAGGGCAACTACTTCAAGGCGGTGGCCGCCTCCCCGAAAGCGGTGCGTGGCCCGCACCCGGACAACCTCTTCATAGACGAGGCATGCGAGACCAAGGACCAGCTCATCCTCGACGCCATGCCGATGGTGAACACGTCGTCCCACTCGCTCGTGGTGATGACCTCCACCTTCCACAAGATCTTTGGCTACTTCCAGGAGACGTGGGACCGGGCAGACGATCTGGGTTGGGTACGGCTCTCATGGGATAGCTTTGATGTCTGCAAGCAGTTCGACCCGGCCATCTGGGATGACCCGGAACTCAACCGGCAGATACCCGACCTTGCAAAGCTGAAGGCGCGCGCCGCCGGCCGCACGGGCGATCCCGAGGGCTGGATACCCGTCGAGAACCTGATCCAGGCTTGGCGCGAGCGAGCGAGCGACGACTACTTCGACGTTGAGTACATGGGCTCCCGCCCGTCCGCCGAAGGCATGGTCAATGATCCCGAGGACGTGGAGGCCTGCGTCATCGACGAGCTGGGCGAGTACGCCTACATCCCCGGCGCTGACGTCGCCGGCGGCTTGGACTGGGGCTTCTCCGGGCAGACTTCATGGGTGGCGCTCATGGCGCATAAGGACAACGTGAAGGTCCAGCTCAGCAACCGGCTGTACACGCAGGTGCGCAGCCAGGTCATTATCGAGGACATCGTGCAGGACGTGCTCGCCTACCGCATTTCGGTCATCCATGCCGATGCGTCCCATGGCTTCGAGAACCAAGCGCTGCGCGACGCCATAAAGAAGGCGATTAACGAGCTGCCCGAGGCAAACCAGTTTAGGTGCGCCGTCGTCGAAGTGCCGTTTGGTCGGCCGGTGCAGGTGGCGGCCAAAGAGGAGAAGGGGGCGAAGAAGGAGGTATCAAAGAACCTCGGCACCGAGAAGGAAGTCATGCTCGGCAACTACCGCGCCTATTTCCAGCGCCGCCTCATGCGCATCCTGCGCTCCGACCGCGTCGCCATTTGGCAGCACAAGCGCTACCGCTACCAGAAGAACAGCGACAAGCCCGTGAAGGAAGACGACCACGTGCCGGATTCGACCATGCTTTGCCTGCGCCGCTGGATGCTGGGCAAGACAGTCGCGTCACTGTCCGACAAGGAGGAGCCGACCGCCCGCACGTCCACAGTCACAGGGGGCTTGATGGATATGCAGTTTTAGCGGGTGATATCATTGAGCAATGGAATTTCTCGGCGTCCACATCGGACGCGCAGCAAAAGCCGCTGAGCCGAAGCCGAAGCGCGGCTTGGAGATTGGCGACAGCGGCACCCACATTCTCGACGGTTTCATTAACGAGGAATACAACACCGAACTCGCCGGCATCAAAGCGTTCGCCAAGTATGACGAGATGCGCAAGTCGGACTCGACGGTTCGCGCCGCCGAACTCATGGTGCGCCTGCCGATCCAGGCAGCGGAGTGGTACGTAAAGCCCGCGAGCGAGGAAGAAGCGGATAAGCGCATTGCGGAGTTTGTGCAGGCCGCGCTCTTCGAGCTGCACGACCTCTCGTTTGAAGACTTCCTGAGACAGGCACTCCTCTCGCTGCCCTATGGCGTGATGGCGTTCGAGAAGGTCTTCACGACACGCCAAGTAGAGGGGCAGACGCGCATCGTGTGGGAACGGCTTGCTCCTCGTCTGCCGAGCTCAATTCAGAAGTGGGCTATCGGCGACGCGAAGCTCGGCATCACGCAGCTCCGCTCAGACGGTAAGGTGGTCGAAATCCCGATGGAGAAGCTAATCGTGTTCGTGCATGAGCGCGAAGGCGACAACTGGAACGGCACCTCGATGTTCCGAGCCGCCTACAAGCACTGGTTCATGAAGAACGTGTTCTACAAGATCGACGCCATTGCGTTCGAGCGTCAAGGTCTTGGCATTCCCGATGGTCAGTTGCCCGAGGGCTATAGCGAGCGCGACCGCGCGAAGATGGAGTCGATCCTGAAGAACATGCGGGCGAATTCGCAGGCGTATCTCATCCGCCCCAAGGACTACGAGATTGCCTTCATGGACATGAAGGCAAACACGACGCGCGACCCGCAGAACTCCATCAACCACCATGACAGGCAAATCATGAAAGCGGTGCTCGCCCAGTTTCTCGAGCTGGGCGCTGCCTCACAGGGCGCAAGCGGCAGCCGCGCCGTGTCGGAAGATCACTCGCGACTCTTCCTCCAGGCTGTTGAGGCCGAAGCCCGAGCGTTTGCCACCGCCGTCAACAAGCAACTCATCAAGCAGCTCGTGGATCTCAATTTCAACAACGTGGAGAAGTACCCGCACCTCGACTTCGAAGGCATTACGAAGGAGGACGTTGCCGAGCTTTCCGAGACCTACGCAAACCTCATCAAGGCCGGAGGCATGACGCCGCAGGATGCTGACGAGGCGGCTTTCCGCGAGAAGATGGGTCTGCCCGAGCTGGACGAGAGCGGTGTCCGGGAGAAGCCTGCCAATGACAATGAACTGCCCGACGATGAGAGACAGGAAGCCAGGGAGCCGAGGCTAAAAAAAAACTTCTCGGAGCCGCCTAAGCCGTTCCGCAAGCTGACGTTTGCCGAGCAGAAGGTCAACTTTCAAGCACTGAACGATAAGATGGACGAGCTGGAGGCCCAGTTCGACCAGGTCACGAAGAAGCTCCTGCACGAAGCGCGCGACACCTACATGGCCGCGCTCACGCAAGCTGCCCATGCGGGCGATACCAAGGCCATCAAGGAGGCGACGCTCAAAGTCCAGTCCGACTATGCTCGGATCATTAAGGGGGCGATCAAGTCGGCGTTTGAATACGGGAAGAACAATGCAGCCAAGGAGATCGGCGTGGATGCACCGGCCAACCCGGCCGAGATGCTCCGGCAGATCGACATCCAATCAGATGCCATCGCGGACGCTCAGATTGCTCGGATCACGACGGATAGCAAGAACGCCTATGTGCAAACCCTCAACAAGGGACTCTCGCTCACTGCCGCTCTTGGCGCGGCGGATGCTGCGGCAGCCGCTGCCATCGACCAGCTCACGAGCGACGCAAGCGCCATCCTAGTCGCGGGCTACATCAACCATGGCCGCGATACTGTGTTCGAGAAGAGTGCAAAGGACATCTATGCGCTGCAGCGGTCAGAAATTCTCGACGCGCGCACCTGCCCCTACTGCCTGTCGGTAGATGCTCGTGTGATCGAAAGGGACGACCCATTCGGCCGCAACACCATCTTCCACTCAAACTGCCGAGGCATCTGGGTCGCCATTCTCCAGGACGAGGCGGAGAAGCCGAAGATCGGCGGGATTCCGCAGTCTGTCCGCGATAGATTCGGAGACACAGTGAACGATCTCATCCAGCCGAAGAAGCCGACGCCCAAGAAGCGTTAGTCCGCGATGTTTCGCAATTCCATTGCTTTACTTAGAATCTGCTTGTGGTCAGCGACCACAGCATTGTTGTCAAGATCCTCGACATGATCCAACAAGCGTTTCTCGAAATCCGGGTATGAAAAGCCTCTCAGAGCTTCGTTGTACTTCTCAACGAGCCACGCGCGCTTCTCGCGCAATTGATCTGTTCTTGGCATCGCCGCAATCGTCGTCTGCAACGCCAACCAGTATTCAGGCCAAAGGTAAAATTGCTTCCGCGGCTGAAAATAGTCCACGTAGAAAAGTCCGTCTTTGTCCAACGAGAGTAGTCCATTGAATTCAGACAATGCAGAGAGTTCAGGCAGCTCCGGGTCAAGAATGACCCTGGGTAGCTTGGCCATCTTGCTTTCCAATTGATACGCTCGATTCATTGCAGGTCCGAATAGTAACGTACCGTCGTGGATAAGCGGCCCTTTCGTAATCCCGCCGCGTAGCAGTAATCCAGAACTTAGAAAGTGATCAATCGTAGAAAGAACCGCGATCGCGAAGAAATTAAGCGTGAATTGCCCTTTGCCGGCGTCACAGCTAACGACAAACGAATCGGAGAATTGCGTGAACATTAGGTTCTTTAGCGCATGCAGCTCATGCAGGTCCTCTAAAGACCACAAAATGGCGTCGCCAATCCTCTTCTGGATCTGTGGATCTCCTCGATCCTTCTGGTGTCCTGAGGCCTCAACCAAGGCACCAAACCCCAAGACATCGATGAAGACGATCACGCGCTCGGCGTAGTCTGTCGGAGCCTTCTTTCCCTCTTCCATTGCTCCCCCGGCGAAGTGCTGCTTATCCCCACGCGCACCGGGCACGGCGACATATAGCACAATCATGGGCTGTATGATAAACACATGAGCAAGGAACGTGATAGCAAAAAGCGAATCGCGTTTCCTATTCAGCTCTTCGACGAAGGGTCGGCTTCAGTCGAGATACCGAGTGAAATCCATGTCGTCCCCGTGGGGGAGTGGGACCACTCGCTATACGGCCACATGAAGATCGACGCGGCCGCCATCCAGCAGTTCATCGCGAACTACGAGGCAGGCATCCGCAAGGATCTCCGTGTCACGGCCGGCCACGACAACGGCATGAGCGGAGGCGAGCTGCCCGCTCTCGGCTGGTTCAAGAAGCTCTACGCCAAGGAGGATGGCCTCTGGGCGCAGATGGAGTGGACCCCGGATGGAGAGGAGGCGATCAAGAACCGATCGTACAAGTACTTCTCCCCCGAAATGTTCCTTAACGGCGACCTGGCGTACGAGGACCCGGAGACGCACAACATCTACAACTACGTGTTGGATGGCGGCGCGCTCACCAACTTCCCGTATTTCAAGGAGCTGAATGCGGTCGTGAAGTTCAGCGATCCGCATCTTATGAATAAATTCAATAACGATATGCAATTGAAGGACATCCTCGCCAAGAAGCCGTCAGAGCTTTCTGAAGCGGAAAAGACCTTCCTCCGTGAGCACAAGGGCGAGCTGTCGTCGGAGCAGACCGCCACGTTTAGCAGCGTGTTCGAGGAACCGGCACCGGTCGAAACGGTTGATGAGCCGGAACAGCCCAAGGCGCCGGAGACACCGGAAGAGCCGAAGGTCAGCGCCTCGGAGAAGAACAAAGTCGTCGTTTCCTCGGCGGAGTTTTCTGCTCTCCAGCAGATGGCGAACAAGGGCGCTGAAGCCCTGAAGAAGATCGAGGCGACCGAGCGCAAGGCGAAGATCGACAAACTCGTCTTCTCGGCCACCAACACGGCCGGCCGCTTCCTTCCGAAGCACCAGAGCGCTCTCGAAGCGTTCATGGTCCAGCTATCTGAAAAGCAGCAGGGGGAATTCGTCGCTCTCATCGGTGACATGCCGACCGCCAACACCAAGCAGCTCTTTGACGAGCTCGGTGACGGCGGCAAGAACCTCAACAGTGCCGCAGGCATCTACAGCGAGATCAAGAACCTCGCGGACGCGAAGGTCACGGCATCGCAGGGCAAGCTCTCCTTCTCGGATGCGCTCCGCCAGGTCTACAGCGAGAAGCCGGAGTTGAAGACTTCTTATGAGTCGGCGCTCGCCGCGGAGGGCAAGAATTAGAACGTAATCTCTCAACATCTATGAGCACAGAAAACATCGCGCTCGTCCGTTCCAAGGAAGCTGGAGAAGCAATGACGGACAAGCAGCACTACATCGTCCAGCTCACCGCGGCTGGTCTCATCGAAGTGGCGGAAGCCGCCACGGATCTCATCGTGGGTGTCCTTCAGAACACTCCGGCCGCAGGCGAACAGGCAACGTACGCTTTCGGCGGCGTAGCCAAGGTCAAGGCGGGCGGCACCATTGCCGTTGGCGCGTGGGTCACCTCGGACAGCAACGGCAAGGCCGTAGCGACGACCACGGACGGCGACATCGTGATTGGCCGATATGTCGGCACCGCGGCTGCGGCAGACGGCGATCTCATCGAAGTGCAGCTTGGTATTCAGCACCTCTACATCGCGTAGTCTTATCCATTCATCCCAATTCTTATGTCAAACCGTTACCAAGGCACTGATCCGATCCTCACAGACGTGTCGCTCGGGTACAAGAATTCTGCCTACATTGCCGACCTTCTGCTTCCCACGCTGAGCGTGAAGCACCAGAGCGGCAAGCACTTCGTCTACGACAAGGGCATGTTCCGCTCGGAAGATGCCAAGCGCGGTCCGGGTGCTCGTTCCAAGGAGGTCACGCACAACATCAGCACGGGGCTTACGTACTTCTGCGAGGATCACGCCCTCAAGGAATTCGTCGCTGATGAAGACGTGGACAACGCACCGGCAGGTGTGGACCCGTACGTCGATGCCACGGAGAACGTGACGGAAAAGCTCATCGTCTCCAAGGAGATCGAAGCCGCGTCTATTCTGCTCAACACCAGCACCATTACCCAGAACACGACGCTCTCGGGTACCAGCCAGTGGTCGGACCCGAACTCCGATCCGGTTGCGGCGGTTCGCACCGCCAAGCAGACGGTCCGCGACAGCATCATGATCGACCCGAACACCCTCATGCTTTCGAAGAAGGTGTTCGACAAGCTCGTGGATCACCCGGCTATCGTCGAGCGCGTCAAGTACTCGCAGCTCGGGGTGCTCAACACCGATCTTCTCGCTCGCTTCTTTGACGTCGAGCGCGTCATCATCGGCGCGGCTCAAAAGAACGGCTCTGTCGAAGGCCAGTCGGATTCCATGTCCGACATCTGGGGCAAGGATGCGCTTCTCGCCTACATCAACCCGCGCCTCGGGCAGAAGACGGTCTCTCTCGGCGTCACCTACCAGTGGAAGTCCCGTACCACGGAGCGCCTCAACGGCACCGACGAGCGCGATCGCCGCGGCCAGTTCATCCGCGTCGGCGATCACTACTACGATCAGGAATTGATCGCGGCAGGCGCGGCCTACCTCTTCAAGGCGGCAGTCGCTTAACAGATCGCTACCCAGCCCGGCCTCGCTGCCGGGCTGGGTAGCCCAACCTCATATCTATGGCAGAAATCTTCAATAAGGACGTGCCGATCCAGGCCCCCGATTTCAAGGTCAAGAACCGCACGGGCATCACGCGCACCAAGCGTACCGGGGGTGTGCTGCGCGAGATGGTGGTCGCTGAGTTCAATCCCTCGGCCAATACCGGGGAGCGCACGGTTGCCGCGCATGGTCTTGGCGTCTTCATTCCGGCTAAGGCGGTCGTCACCCGCGTATGGATCGACGTGGTAACCACGTTTACCTCGGCAGGCGCAGATGCTGGTACCATCGCGCTCCACCTTCAGTCTGCAAACGACGTGGTATCCGCCATCGCCATTTCGGACGCGTCGAATGTCTGGGACGCCGGCATCCACGGCTCCAAGATCGGCTTCCCGGCACTTGCCGACACCGGCACGCAGACCGCCCTCGAAGTGGCGGCGCTCTTCGCAGGTTCTATGCTCAAGATGACGGCAGAGCGCGAGCTTACCGCCACGGTCGCCACCCAGGCGCTCACGGCGGGCAAGGCCAACATCTACGTTGAGTACGTTATCAGCGACTAATCCCTCAATCGTATGGAGTACTACGTTCTCAGTAACATTGACCACGACGGCAAACGGTATGTTCGCGGTGATCGGATAGTGGTTTCGGACACCTTTGCCGCGGCGCTCATCGCTGCGGGGGCTATTCAGACGGAGCCTCTAGAGGCTGTCGAATCACTCCGGCAGCCCTCAGAACCGGCTCAGGAGGCCGATTCTGTCACGGTAGGAGGGAAGGCGCAGGGGACAGGAGAACCCTCCCTGGACGGCACCCAGGACCGCACAGGCGCGGATACGGCGGCCGACGTCACCCCAAAGGTAGATGAGCCGGAAGCACCGGCTCCCGTCGCCGCCCGTCCCGGCGTTCTAAGCAAACTCTTTGGCGGAGACGCGTCCAAGGATACCGCCGCTACTTCCACCGCGGTCACCCCGGAGGGGCAGGCGGCACCGGCCGACCCGTCAGCCAACCTCTAGCGTATGATATCGACCGTACGCACACTCAGAGCATCGGCAGCCCAGGCGGCGGCGGGGACTGTCACGGGAAGTGCGGTAGCGTTGGGACGAGCCTTCCGAGAGCTGATCGTCCAGCTCGACGTGTCCGCAGCGGCTAGCGATGCCGGTGACACGCTCGATGTCTACATCGACACTTCGTTCGATGGCGGCACTACGTTTGTCAACATCGGCCACTTCACGCAGGTCCTCGGCAACGGCGGCGCAAAGAAGTTCGTCATGTCCTTCTGCAACGCCAATCCGGGTACGAGTGCCGTGGTCGCGGTAGGCAGCGACGCCGCCGCCGGGGCTACACGGCAGATCGGCTTCGGCGATCAAATCCGCTACCGCTCCGTCATGGTGGACGGCGATGCAAACGGCTCCTTTACGCACGCAATAACGGCCATGCTCAAAGAATAGCTATGATCTCTATCAAGATTCAGGCAGCCGACAAGATCACCGTCCAGGACACAGGCGAGCAGTTGCTCTCCGTCCTCTTCGAGATCCGCTCCGGCGAGAAAGTATTGAAGACCGGCCGCCACGGGTTCCCTCTCGGCATCACTGTCCCTGAGCTCGAGGCCGAGATGCAAGCCATCCTCGCTGCCTTCACGAAGGATACCGATACAGCGGAAGCCAAGGCCGAGTTCGAGGCAATGGACGCCCAGGCAGACGAGACCATCGCTGAGATGGTCGGAATAGAGATTACCAATTAGTCCGAAAACCTATGTTTCAGAAAGTTCAAATGGCAATGGCAGGAGCGATCCCGCTCGATGCCAACGTCGAATTCGTGCTGCGCGATGCCCAGGGCAACGTGAAGCCGATCTTTCAGGAAAACCGCCTTTGCACAGCGCTGCTGAAGAGGGGCTACCTGTCGCCCCTGTGGATCAATTGGCGCATAGCGCCACTTATTGCTCCGCTTCTCGGCTACTGGGCGACAGCAAAGGACGGCCGAAATCTCATCACAAACGCGGGTAAAGCCGCGGCTGCCTCGCGTCTCAATGGCGCTGGCGGTGCCGCTGCATTCACCGCCATCGGTATTGGTACCGGCACGACGGCCGCTAATGCGGCAGACACGGCGCTTGAATCTGGCAAGGCTGCTGATGGTACGGCGGATTCAGGTGTCCATGCCCTCGCTACGGCCTCCGTCACTGCGTCGCGCGTCACCACGACCGTCACGAACGATACGGCCCAGCTCGTTGGTACGGTGACGTTCACGGGTACCGTTGCTGTTACCGAGTCCGGCGTCTTCAACGCTGATACGAACGGCACAATGATCGCTCGTCAGGTCTTCTCTGCGATCAACGTCGTGGCGACCGACACGCTGCAGCTCACCTGGAAGATCAAGGCTGCGTAGCGCCCTTGGGTCTTGTTTCGGCTCCTCACGGGGAGCCGCCCACACCACCTTATGGCGCAGACACATTCTCTCGATCTCGAAGCAGGAAGCTCGCAGTACGCGTACATCAACGACGCTGCTGCGTTCGATCTCGGGTCCCATTCCATTGAGGCATGGGTGCGGCTTGAGAGCCTCCCGTCCGGAGGCAACTTCTCAATAGTCCAGAAGTACGTCTCCTCTGGCAATCAGCGCTCCTATGCCTTCTACATCACCGACGACGGAGGGACGCTGAAACTTGCTCACACTGTCTCTGGGGACGGCACAGCAAACGCGAGTATCCTCGGCACCTTCCCGTTCCTTACAGGCGTCTGCTACCACGTCGCAGTCACGTATGCGTCGGGTACGGGAGCAACCGTTCTCTACGTCAACGGTCGCGTCGTCGGCAGCGGCAACAACACACAGACTTCCGTATTCAACAGCACCGCACCGCTTCAGGTCGGTGCAGGGCAGGGAACGTCGTCACCGGACAGCTTCTTTGATGGCCTCATTAAGGATGTGCGTCTCTTCAACGACGTACGTTCTGCATCCGAAGTTGCCGCAGATGCTCACACTGAGGATGTCTCAGATGCGAACCTCGTCGCCGAGTGGAACTTCAACAACTCCTACTCGGATAGCTCCGGCAACGGCCACACACTGACGGCGAGTGGGTCGCCGACCTTCTCGACGACCGTACCATGGACGGCGCCGACCGACGTAAGTGGAAGCACTCCCCTTACCACTAACCTCGTCTCCTACTACGAGATGGAGGAGGCGAGCGGCACTCGCGCCGACAGTCATGGCACCAATGATCTTACGGACAACAACACCGTGGGAAGCGCCACTGGAAAAATCAGTAACGCTGCGGACTTTGAAGCGGCAAACTCCGAATACCTGTCGATAGCGGACGCTTCGCAGACTGGCTTGGACTTCACGACAGCGTTCACAATCTCTGCCTGGATAAATCTCGAATCCGAACCAGCAGGAGCGAACTACTTCCGCATAGTGAGCAAGGGAAATACAGGTGCGGCAGAGAACAAGCAATACGCGCTTCTGGTTGGTAACTCCGACACGCTTGCTCTACAGGTCTCGGAAGATGGCACTGCCTTCACGCTCGTGGATACCGCTTTCGCTCCGTCTCTCTCGGCGTGGTACCACATCGTCGTTACTTGGGATGGGGGACAGAACAAGGCCACATTCTATGTCAACGGCGTACAGCAGGGTGCTGACAAGGCACCTGGCGTTACTGACATCCCTAACGGAAATCGCGCATTTCATATTGGCGCTTCGGATGATGCCGGAACTCCCAGTCAGTTCTTCGACGGTCTCATCGACGAAGTAGCCATCTATAGCCGCGCCCTTCATTACGGCGAGATCCTCGACCTCTATAACGCAGGCGCCGGCATCCCATACGCGGCCATCAACGAGTACGTGCTTACGCTGGATGAAACGGTCACGCTCACTGACACCATCGCCAAAGGACCGGGACGGCTGCTCGCTGAGACGATCGCGCTCACCGACGACCTTCTTCGCTCACTGGCGAAGAGCTGCGCCGAGGTCGTCACCTATACGGACACGTTCGCGCGCGCGATTGGAAGAGCGTTCGCCGATACCGTCACGCACACCGATATCCTTGCGAAGGGCACCGCGAGGTCGATCCTTGACACTGTGACCCTCACTGACACGACGACCACGGTCACCGGCCATAACTACACCGCAAACGAGACAGTCACTCTCTCCGACACGTTGTTGCGACAAGCAAGTCGAATACTCGACGAAGCAATCACCTTTTCCGACACTATGGCGCGCGCAACAACCCGCGCACTCTCGGAGACCGTCATTCTCACCGACAATCTATTGGCCTCGATGGGCCGCCAGCTTTCAGAAGCCGTGACGTTGACCGACACTATGATGAGACAGATCGCGCACGATCTGGCTGAGAGCATCACCTTCCACGACACGGTAACGCGGGCGGTATCTCGGGTGTTTTCCGAGACAATCGCCTACAGCGATGCGCTCATGCGATCGACCGGCCGCATCTTGGTTGAGACTGCCACGGTGTCCGACGTTCTGATCCGTCAAAGCACGCGTGCTCTCATGGAAAGCCTATCGCTCATGGATACCATCGCCGCCGTACGCGCCCGTTTCCGGACGTTCACGGACACGGTGACCCTCACGGATACGTTCGCCTATCGCATCCTCACAAGGATGAAGAAGGGTATCGCGCTGCTGACGACGAGCACGAAGAAGACCGTGTTAGAATCGAAGGACGATCCCATCATTCTATGAAGACTTTGCTTGCTGTTACTGAAGATTTCATCAAACGAGAGCGCGGATGTCTTAGAGACGCGGCGTCGGCAGGATCAAACGTAGCCATTCCGGTGGACAGCGCCCAGGGCGTTGCGGCCGGCGACTACCTGGTGGTCGGCTTTGAAGGAAACGAGCTTGCCGAGATGTGTTTGGTCACGGACGTAACCAACACCACGATCACAGTCGGAACGTTGAAATTCAATCACGTCGAGGGGGAGCCGTTCGTCGTCTACCGGTACAATAAGCGAAAGTTTTACGGCGCGACGAGTGCGGCCGGGAGCTACACCGAGCTTACTGCCGATGGTTCGCCCGCGGACATCTCCGTTGACGATCCGCAGGGCACGCTACTCGAGTACTCCGGCAGCACGTACACCTACTTCAAGGCGACCTACTACAACAGCACGACGACCGAAGAGAGCGACATCGACGAAGCCGATGCCGTCTACGGCGATGAGAGCACGCGATATGCCTCCGTCTATGCGATCAGAAAGCACGCGGGGTTGGCTGGCAATCCACGCTATTCGGATCTTCGCATCGAGACCAAGCGAAAGCAGGCCGAGAACGAAATCAACAGCGTGCTCGCAGCCAAGTACGTCCTGCCTTTGGCAGAGGTACCGCCGCTCCTGTCCAACATCTGCGAGCTGCTAGCAGCCGGTTACATCGACTACGAGGAGTTCGGCAAGGACGGTGAGGGCGTGAAATGGCTGGGTGAGGGACGGGCGCTCCTCAAGACGATACAGAAGGGGACGCAGCTCTTGATAGGTGCGGACGGTACCGAGCTGACACGTAATACGAAGGTGGGCGTACTCGACGGATACCCCAATAACGAAGACACCGACGAGGCACAGTTTTCGATGAATGACCGCTTCTAGTATGTATGCAAGGCTTCCAGCTTCAGTGGGAGATCGAAGGCGAACGCCAATTGTCCCGTGTGCTTCTCGGGATGAGTTCCAAACTGACCGACTACACTCCCCCGTTCAGGGACTCCGCGAACTATCTTACGGGCCTGTTCTCCCGCGACGTGTTCTCTACCCAAGGCGCGGTGATTGGCGAGCGCTGGCAGCGCCTATCGCCTTACACGGTCGCGCAGAAGGCGCGGAGAGGTCATCCGTCAACGCCGCTTGTGGGCACGGGTGCCATGCAGCGAAGCTTTCAGAGTATCGTTTCGACAGACCAAGCGGTCATCTACAACACGGCCGCCTACTTCAAATATCACCAGTCAAACAAGCAGCCGCGCACAAAGCTGCCGCGCCGCGTAATGATGAGGATCCACGACGGGCAGCGCGAGCAGATCGTCCGATACTTTCAGCAGTACATCCGCGAGTCGCTTTCTAGCTAGTTTCTGTCTCGAAAGGGTCTTTTCTGGAGGGATTGCGGGCGTTTTTCGGTGTCGCGGTCGAGGGTGAAGGTTGGCTGCGGCGTGTCGAGTGGGTAAGTGCTGGCCGCTTGCGGTGGCG